TCGTTACGGAATGGTTGCTAACCCATTTGCTGAAGGTCTTACACAAGGTGTAGGTGCTCTAACAGCTAATGCTAACCGCTACTACAGACGTGTTAAGGTAACAAACCTAATGTAATTTCGATTACTTTTCTAGAGACCTCCTTCGGGGGGTCTTTTTTTATGCCAATTCATGAGAAAGTAATGAGTTTCTATATAGTTTCTATATAGTTTTATTTAAGTTTCGTAACACTTGACAAGTTTTTAAAGTCTGCTATACTAAATAAAATCACTTTACAATAGAGAAGCATGACCTTTGATTTCTTTAGTCCAAATGATACCCGTTGGAAAAGAGCAGGTGGAGGAAGACCTCCACGTCCTGAGTGGGAGTTATGCCCTCCTGGATCTTGCTGGTTTTCTGCTGCAACCGAAGAGGAAGTAAAAGCGGGTAAGAAGCGTCCAGGAATCCCTGCTAGATTCCAAGGTGAATATACTACTAGCTGTGGAGAATTTAATGGTCAATGGGGGTATCAAGTATACCGTAAACCTACTCCATCACCTGACATAGCACAGAGATTAGCATCCTCAACATCTTCATAACGACACAAAGACCCCCTTCTGGGGGTCTTTTTTTATGCTATGATACCTAAATATTAGTGCAGAATAGGTACTAGCCATGAATGGCAGACTAAGTAAAGTTGACATGACATCCAGATTAATGCAACTCAAGAGAGAGTTACATTATAAATGTGAGATAGGAGAGAAAGGACAGTGGGAGTGTAAAGGTGCAGATGAGTATCTAAATAGAACACTTGATGTGCTTGACGAATATTATATGTAATGATACAGTACATGTATGACAGAAGAAATGATAAAGAAGATCTCCTACACCAAGGAGGAGGTCGATAGACTAATAGCTGAGGCAGTTGCAGAAGCACGACGTATAGATGAAGAGTCAATGCGTAAGCACAATCGTGACGCTACTATCATCAGCATGATTCTGGGGTTCACTTGTCTAGCATTATTTGTTGATGGTCTGTTAAGAATTTTAGGCATCATCCCACCCTTCATGGATATAGATGTCAGTGTTGTTGATCAGATTGTAGAGAAAGTAAAGGTGGAAGTTATACCACAGGTCGAGAAGTATAAAGGATATATACCACGCATATAAATATGTTAAGCAAGGACTATAGGCTTAGACTGTCTATCATAGCCTGCAAGACTCGTCTTGATAGGGAAGTTAGTCTAGAAGATAGGATTTGGGCTCTTAAATTAGTAGAGCATAACAAACATGCCAGAGGTATCTGGGAACGAATGACATGACTACTTGGAATAAACAAATAAGTAACAGGAACTTCCTATCTCCGATAGGTTTCAAGTTTAGTCTTGCTAAGTTCCCGAAGGTATCTTACTTCTGTCAGACAGCTAACATACCTAGTATGAACCTTGGTATACAACAGCAGTCAACACCATTCAGATCATTACCATTAGAAGGATTCATTGAATATGATCCACTAACACTATCATTCCTTGTAGATGAGGATCTAGAGAACTATCTGATACTACACAACTGGATACGTGCACTAGGTACTCCTGATGATACAATGGAGAGGACAAATTATAAGTTAAAGATGGCTCAGGAGTTTGGTAAAGATAACAACGACCTGTATGCTGATGGTACATTGATGGTATTGAATAGTAATTTCAACCATAACTTTGATATAGTATTTGAAGACCTCATACCTATAGGGTTGAATGCATTGGAGTTTAATGCTAGTGTAGATGGGACAGAGTATGCTACAGCAAGTGTATCATTCAGATACCTAGCATTTCAAATAAGATCTTCAGAACAGACTAAGAGGAATACACAACTAACATAATGAATCTTGAAAAAATTGAGGAGCTGTGGGCAAAGGATGCTGAATCATTCTTCGATCACAGGGATCTACCTGAGTTGCTTGCCAACGACAGTATGGAAACTCCCAGACTCCATGCAAAGTATTTGCAATTACACAATGAATTTAAACTTATGATGTCTGATGCACAGACAAAGTATAAGAAGTTGTATAAAGAGAAGTGGTTATATTACAACGGTAAAGCACCATCACAGGTATATGCAGAGAAACCCTTTGATCTTAAGGTACTGAAGGGTGATCTTGATATGTTCATTGATAGTGATGATGAGGTATGTCGAGCCAAGCAGAAGATAGACTACCTAGAAACTTGTATAAATTCTATTGATAGGATACTTAAGGAGATCCACAATAGAGGATTTGCTATTAAGAATACTATTGAGATTGTGAAGTATTATGGTATCCGATGACAACAATCACCAAAAAGAATGAAACCTTTTTGAAAGTTGAAGCAGAACCTCACCTCCATAAGGAGTTGAGTGAACACTTTCAGTTTGAGGTACCTGGTGCAAAGTATATGCCAGCAGTCAAACGAAAGTATTGGGATGGTAAGATAAGATTGTATTCACCTGGTACTGGTGAGATATATGTAGGACTATATGATTATCTCACAGACTACCTAGAGGAGCATGGGTATAATTATGAGGTGCTTGAAGATAAATACTTTGGTAGACCTAATGAGGTTGAAGAGTATGTCACACCTGAAGGCACAGCGGCTTTTATTCGTGCTCTTAGGATCCCCTTTAAAGCAAGAGATTACCAGCTTAAAGGAATTTACTCTGCGATTAAATTTCGTCGCAAGCTTCTACTATCCCCCACGGGATCGGGCAAGTCACTCATAATATATGCATTGGTGCGTTGGCACCTGTTAAAGGAAAGGAATATATTAATTATTGTCCCTACTGTCTCTCTTGTAGAACAGTTGTATAAGGATTTTATAGAGTATGGTTGGGATGTCAGGGATGTTCATAAGATCATGGGTGGTGAAGAGAAATATGTAGATGACTCTGTAGTTATAAGCACATGGCAGAGTATATACAAGGAACCTAAGAAATTCTTTGAAAGGTTTGACGTTATTATAGGTGATGAAGCACACCAGTATAAGGCAAAGAGCCTTACGGGTATCCTCACTAAGTGTATGGGTGCGAAGTATCGCATAGGTTTGACTGGTACCCTAGATGGTATGGAAGCACACCAATTAGTACTAGAAGGACTGTTTGGTAGGGTTGATAGGGTAACTAAGACAGCAGATTTAATGAAGCAAGGACACCTCACACCCTTGAAGGTGCGGGTTGTACTACTTAGACATGGGTGGGTGCCCTTTGATCACTATCAACAGGAGATGGATTACCTATGCATGCACACCAGACGTAGCAACTTTATATGTAATCTGGCACTAGATTTAAAGGGTAACACACTAGTGTTATTTAATTACATAGAGAAGCACGGAGAACCTCTGTGGGAAATCATAAATAATAAGGTAAGTAAAGATCGTAAGATTTTCTTCATACATGGTGGCGTTGATGCCTATGAGAGAGAAGAAGCACGTAGTATATGTGAACGTGAAAAGGATGCTATAATATTGGCATCATATGGAACCTTCTCTACAGGTATTAACATTAAGAATTTACATAATGTTATCTTTGCATCTCCTAGTAAGTCTAGGGTGAGAAACCTACAATCTATAGGTAGAGTATTAAGGAAGGGTGATAATAAAGCACAGGCAGTGTTGTATGACATTGCTGATGACTGCTCCAAGGATCACCAGTATAATTATACTCTTCGACATCTATCTGAAAGGATCAAGATATACGAAGAGGAGAAGTTTGATTATGAAATAACTAAGGTCAATCTTAAGAAATGACAATTAACTATATCGTACACGATCAAGAATTCTATGGCGTAATGAAACTCAAGTCAGGTGAAACTTTACTTGGCTCTATGATTGCAACAGAAGAAGATACGTGTCCAGGAAAAACTACTTTTTATGTACAGGATCCTGCACAACCATCGAATCATCAAGTTGAAAAAGATGGACAGATGGGTATAGCAGTTGGTCTTATCAAGTGGATGATGTTTGCTGATGAAGAATTCTATATGGTAACTGAGGATAACGTCATCACTGTGGCACCTATGGCTATGGATGCTGTACTCATGTATAAGATGTGGGTAAGGAAGGAGAAGGGAACTAATAAGAATGAGGTTGAGATTAAGATGAATAAGAATATGGGACTGGTGGGTAAGGTATCTAACTTTAGAGGACAACTAGAAGACTTCTGGAAGCGTACCAATTCTTGACACCACGATCATTAAGTTGTATGATGTATACAGGTGAGATAACAATATGGCAAGAGCTGTGGCAAGGAAACAAAAACAACATTACGTTGACAACAAGAAATTTTTAGCTGAGATAACTGCTTATCGTCAGGCAGTTGATGAAGCTCGTCGTTTGGACAAAGAGAAACCGAGGATAACACATTACCTTGCCGAATGTTTCTTAAAGATAGCAACACATCTATCATTCAGACCTAATTTTATCAACTACATGTATAAGGAAGATATGATATCTGATGGTGTTGAAAATTGTGTCCAGTATATTGATAACTTTGATCCTGCTAAGTCAAAGAATCCCTTTGCCTATTTCACACAGATAATTTACTACGCATTTCTCAGACGTATTGCTAAAGAGAAGCGTCAGATGGATATAAGAGATAAGATAATAGAGAAGAGTGGGTATGAGCAAGTCTTCCACTCAGATAATAATGATGACCATGCTGATATGAATCAGATCAAGGGTCGTATTGAAACTAATATGAGAAACTGATGACTGATTTATGGGCTGGCTATAGGTCGGCAGTCTTTGACGTGTTCCCTGACCTCAAGTTTGAATCTAATCATGCAACGTGGGAGAATAAGAGAGGTACTAAGTTAACTGCTGACTTATACAGTGGTGAGCATTTCCTTAAGTCTAGGCATGTAGATATATGGGATGATAAGAAGCTTAATATACACAACAATATCATATATCCTAAGACACCAGAGGTAGGTGAGGAGATAGTTCCCTGCTTTGGTATGGATCTGATGGGATTCAGTGATAAGAAGGTAATAATAGTATTTGATTTCCAACATCCAACAGAGAATTATCTGTTAGATGTACCACCATTACCTAAGACAACAGAGAAGTATCGTTTCTTTGAACCAGGTAATCATTTCTCTAATAATATATTTGTAAGGCACACTGAAGCAAAGCATGTAGACACATACCTACCTACATTCAAATATTATCTGTCACTTTATAAGGAGATGATAGATAAAACTAAACCTACTGGTATGGATGGTCAATACTACCATGATTTCGATAAGTATATGATCAAGTTGGATCCTATCTCAGGGTATCTGGGTAGTGCCTTCGGTAAAGAAGAGTCAGAAAAAATAATTAAGGAATTCTTTTTTAGCTATGCGTGAGTTGACAGAGGACATAGGTGGATTGATCCTTAGTACTATTGAGGATCTACCTGATGTTAAACCATTACCAAGTATTCATGGTACAGTTGAGAAGGATGGTCTCACCATTCGTAATAGAATGTATCAGACACGTGAGTTAAGGAAGATTCATATAGAAGAAGCAGAGATAGGTGGGATAAAGATACTACACTGTGTATTCTTTCCTGATCCTCACTATGCTCTACCTATATTCGGATGTGATATCGTATCCAATGGTAAGGTAGTCACTGCTGCTATAGTTGATGTCTCTCCTGTGTATGGTGTTGGTGAGGAATTCTATAGTGAGATAAGATCTCTTAGTAACAACTTTACTTTTAGTGGTAAGAGACCACTCCCACTGTGGGGTGATGATATCTTCTCACCCTACTGTAAGTTCACACGTTTGACCGAAGAGATTGACAAAGCAAATTTCTACTGTATAGTGCTCCTATACCTTAAGGAGTATCGTGATAGAGTCCTCTCTACAAAGAGAGATACCTTCTGGGTTAATACCATGAAGAGATTGGATGATCAGATCTGGTATTGTGAGAGTCAGAAGAGGAATGATAAGACACGTGGTATACTAGAGAAGTGGTTTGATAAAGAGTGGACAGATAAGTACATGAACGAGGTATTATTCGATGAACCAAATCTTAAATCTATTTCCAGTCCCAGTTTTGAAGGGCCATATTGATCCTCCAAAGGGTCTATTTGAGGCAATATCAGAAAAACTAGAAGACTGTCATAAAGGTAAGTGGGCATCTGAGACTGGTAAGTCAACAGGTGAGTTAGGTATGTTTCTACATGAGGAAGTACCTCAAGTTGCTGAGCTGGTAGGGCAGATGACAGAATCTGTGATAGAGTATTGGGATAAGCACTTAGGTTATGCACCTGCTGAGATCAAACCTACTGCCTCTTGGTCTAATTGGCATACCTATAATGATTTTACTGGTGAGCACTCCCATTGTAATGGTAGGTTAGGATGTCATGTAGCATCCGTATACTATCTGGAGAAGGATGAGGGTGGTGATATATGCCTGTGTGATCCATTAGATTACATTCGTAGACTGACACCGTTGCAAAAAGACTGGGGTGATGCTATCATATCTGAACCCGTGCCAACAAGGACTGGAGATTTCCTCTTATTTCCTGGTTGGATACGTCATAAGACCAATCGGGCAACTAATAAACGACAAGCAATTAGTATAAACTTTAACGGAAACTTAGTATGAAGGTACTCCTGATAACTGATCAACATTTCGGTGTGAGGAATGATAATATACACTATGTTGATAGGTATCGTAAGTTTTATACTGAGACTGTCCTACCCTTCATCGATAAGGAAGGCATCACTGAGATATTAAATCTTGGAGATACCTTTGATAGAAGAAAAGCAATTAATTTCTCATCCCTAGAAGCAGCAAAGGACATGTGGTTCAGACCTCTGCAAGATAGAGGTATTAAACAGACAATGTTACTAGGAAATCATGACATCTATTTCAAAAATACTCTCCGTGTTAATTCTCCTGAGCTTTGCCTTGGGG